GGAAATGCTGATGGAGCATTTATTTATACAGGATTTAAACCTTCTTTTATTATGTATAAAAAATCTAGTGGAACAGGCAGATGGACTATGGAAGACAACAAAAGAGACCCATTTAATGTAGCAACACATGGTTTAGAAGCTAATGGCACTAGTGCTGAAAATACTGGTTCAAATTATTGGGATGTAGATTTGTTATCAAATGGTTTTAAATTCAGAACTACTGAACAAGAAACAAATCAAAGTGGTCAAACATTTATCTACATGGCATTTGCAGAAGCACCTCTAGTTGGCAGCAATAACGTTCCTTGTACCGCTAGGTAACCCGCCATGTATTTTGGCGCAACCCCTTTCGCCTCAGCTGCATTTTCAGATGTAGGCTTTAACCCTAATGCATTCGTTAATGTCGTTGGTTCACGAATCAATGAATCTACAGGTAACCCAACAATTATTGGAAAAGCTTTAGTATTACCAACAGGTAATAGATTAAATAATATAATTGGTAATGTTCAAATTAAAATTAATCAAACTGTATCTCCAACAGGTCAAAGATTAAATTTCTCTACAGGTTCTGTTATTGTCACTGCAGCAGCTAACTTTGGTGTTACAGGTAATAGATTTAATATTGATACAGGAATTGTTAAGGCTGCTGATGTTGTAGGTGTATCCGGTAATAGATTAAATCTTGATACAGGATCAGTTGTAACTATTGGTAAAGCAACAATCATTCCAACAGGATCAAGAATTAATGAGTCTACTGGAACAGTTACACTTGCATTTAAATACAATGTTTCAGGATCAAGGATCAATGAATCTACTGGAACAGTTACAACGACTGCTGCAGCAGGAGTCTTGCCTCAAGGATCACGGATCAATACTGATACAGGAGAAGTTACAATTGTTGCAAAAGCAACTATTACAACTACTGGAAATGGTATTGAAATTGCTATTGGAAATGCTACAGCTAAAGCTAATGCAAAAGCTATTATTACAACTAATAGACAAAACTTATCTACTGGAACAGTAATTATTAAAGCTAAAGCAACTGCCTTAACAACAGGTATAGGCCTAGAAGTAGAGGTACCTACTTCTATTAATATTAAACAATGGGATGGCGTAGTACCTGGCGTCAACCAAACTTGGAAAAGGATTTCAACACCGTAATGTTATTTGGAGCAACACCTTTCGCAGCAACTACTTTTGCCGGAGTCGGTATACAGAATATTACTGTATTAGCTAACAGTAATAGATTAAATATAGCAATAGGTAATACAACAGTTGGTTTAATTACTCAAGTAAATGTTACAGGACAACAATTTAACCTTGCAACTAACCCTGTAAGTGTTATAACATGGAATCCAATCCCCCCAGGGGTTAATCAAGTGTGGGTCCCAATAGACCCAGACGCATAGGAGAATTATGGCATCAAGTACGTCAACAGACTTAAAACTAGAACTCATAACAACAGGTGAAAAATCTGGTACATGGGGAACTATTACAAATACAAACTTACAAATTTTAGAACAAGCATCTTCAGGTTATTTATCACTTGCAGTAGGTTCAGGAGATGTAGCTTTATCTCTTGCAACTCATGCAACAGCAAATGGTAAAAATTTATATTACAAACTAACAGGAACTTTAACAGCAGCTAGAACAGTTACTATGCCAGATGGTGCTGAAAGAGTTTTTATTGTAGAAGACGCAACAGCTAGATCTTCATCTAATTATACATTAACAGTTAAAACAGTTTCAGGAACAGGACTTGCTTTACCTGTAGGATCAACAACAGTTTTATATTCTGATGGTACAAATATTACAGGAAAACTACAAACAAAAGGTTATTACACAACACCTTCTACTACTTATAATTCAGTTAATGGTGATCAATTATTAATAAATACATCAGGAAGTGGTGTTGGTGCACCTATTACAGTTAATTTACCAGCATCTCCTTCAATAGGTAATGAAATACATTTTATTGACAGCGGTAATGCTTTTGCATCAAACAATTTAACAATCGGTAGAAACAGTTCTAATATTTTAGGTAGTGCTTCAAACTTAGTTGTTTCAGCTAATGGAGCTGCATTTACTTTAGTCTTTGTTAATGCGACTAGAGGCTGGATCTATAAAGATAACATATAGGAGCATGAACCATGGCTCTAATTGATTTTAAAGTCTTACCAGGAATAGACAAACAAGATACAGCATCTGGCGCAGAAAACAGGTGGATTGATTGTGACAATACAAGATTTAGATATAGTCTACCTGAAAAAGTTGGTGGCTGGTCTTCATTAATTACAGATACAATTGTAGGTGTTGCAAGACGTCAGTTTGCTTTTGTAGACTTAGACGGAAATAGATACATTGCAATTGGTACAGATAAATTTTTACTTATATATTTTGAAGGTCAGCTATTTGATGTAACACCTTTAAAAACTACTTTAACATCATGTACTATTGCAACAACTAACAACTCTGCTATTTGTTCTATAACAAAATCTAATCATGGTTTAAGTGCAGGGGACATTGTATTATTAGATAGTGTAACTTTACCAAGTGGAACTGGTTATTCAAACTCTGATTTTGAAGATAAATTATTTCAAGTAACTTCAATTACAAGTACAAGTGTATTTACAATTACACAAAGTTCTAAAGCAACAGCAACTGTGTCAACAGGTGGTAGTCTAAGTGTTAAGCCTTATGAAACTGTCGGACCAGCAGAACAATCTTATGGTTATGGTTGGGGTATTGATACTTGGGGTACAGGTAATTGGGGCGAAGCTGCTTCAGCATCAAATGTTTCTCTTGAACCTGGGTTGTGGTCATTAAGTAATTTTGGTCAAGTCTTAGTTGCAACTATTGCAAATGGAAAAACTTTTACATGGAATGCAGGTATTTCTGCAAGACTTACAACTAGAGCATCTACATCAACTTCAGGATTTTCTACATCAGCTAATCCAACAGCAACAAGAGTTACACTTGTGTCTCCTACAACACGTCACTTAATTCATTTAGGAACAGAAACAACTATTGGAGATACATCAACACAAGATGATATGTTTATAAGATTTTCAGACCAAGAAGATATAAATGATTACACACCAACTGCAATTAATTCTGCAGGTTCACAAAGATTACAAGATGGAACAAGAATTATAGGTTCGTTAAAAGCAAAAGAAACAATTTTAGTTTGGACTGATAATGCATTGTACACTATGAAATTTATAGGTGCTCCGTTTACATTTGGATTTGAACAAGTTGGAACTAACTGTGGATTGATTGGCAAGAATTCAGCTGTTGAAATAGATGGTGCTGCATTTTGGATGAGTCCTAATGGTTTCTTTATGTTTGATGGTACTGTTAAATCATTACCTTGTTCTGTTGAAGATTATGTTTATGATCAAGCAGACACTACAAAAGGTCAACAGATTTGTGCAGGTATAAATAATTTATTTACAGAAGTTGTTTGGTATTATCCATCCCAGGGTTCTGATTATAATGATCAATATGTAGTATTTAATTATGGAGAACCTATGAGAGGTGGAGTTTGGTATATAGGAACAGAATCAAGAACTTCTTGGGTGGATGCTAGTGTATATCCTAAACCATCAGCTACTAAATTTAATGACTCAGCAACAGGTACTTTTCCTGTAATTGTTGGTCAATCAGGTTTAGGTCAAACAACATTATTTGAACACGAAGTAGGAACAGATCAAGTCAATCCTAATGGTAGCACAACAACAGTGACATCATTTGTAAAATCATACGACTTTGACTTACAAGCAAAACAAAAAGATGCACAAGGTAAATCAAGTGGTCCTACTATTGCTGGAGAAAATTTTTTAGCTATGAGAAGATTTGTACCTGATTTTAAAGATTTACAAGGTAATGCAAAAGTTACATTAGCTGTCAAACGTTATCCACAACAATCAGAGACAACAACTGCTTTAAGTCCTTTTACAGTTAACTCAAACACTGAAAAAAAAGATACAAGAGCTAGAGGTAGATTTGTTAATATTAAAATAGAAAATACAGATGTTAGTGAGTCTTGGCGTTTTGGTACTTTAAGAATAGATATACAACCGGATGGTAAAAGATAATGGCTAAAGTAGTAGTAAGATTACCAGAACCAAAAGAAGAGTATGATGTATCTAACCAAAAACAAATTAACAGAGCAATTGCTTTAGTTGTAGAACAACTAAATTCTACATTTTTAAACGAACAGAAACAAGAACAAGAAAGGTTTGCGTGGCTTAATGGCTAATATATATACAAATGCAAAAGTAGACTTAACTACTAACGGAGAAACGGTTTTATACACAGCACCTAGTAATTCTAGAGCAATTGTAAAATCTTTATTAATATCAAATGATGCTGGAAGTGCAGCAACAATAACAATAACATTAACTAATGCAGCTAATGCTGTATTTAGTTTATTTAAAACAAAGTCAATAGCCTCTAATGCTAGTGAACAATTACTAACAGAACCACTAATTTTATTAGAAAGTGAGGTATTGAAAGTTACCGCATCTGATGCTAATGAGTTACATGTGGTAGCATCTTTATTAGAAATAAACAGAGATTAAGGAAAAAATATGGCATTTAAAGAAGAAGGATCAGTAAACTACACAATAATAAATGGTAAAAAAGTACCTGTTGTTAAGTGTGAAACTGAGGTAGTATTAAGAAATACTCAAACAAGTTATGAGTATAATTCTGATCAAGAAGCAGAAGATGATATTAACAATGCAGAGACAGCAACACAAAGAGAACACGTGACAAGATCATTAAAAATTAAAGTAGCAGCAATGCCACCATTAGGAGCAGGTTCAGAGTAATGGCAATAACAAACGCACAACAATATCAACAGCTAGTTAAAAAAAGAGCAGACGGTGAACGTCCAGGTTATGTCGGTAGTGATTATTCACAAGACGCAGACTCCAAAGGTAATAAAGGAACTAACACAAGTGGTTATCAAGGTGGGAATAGAGGTACGAGTGGTTATCAAGGAGGTAGCTATGATAGTCCTAGTAATAGTGGTGATTCTGGTAACTTTGATCCAGGACCAACACAACCACAAGAATATATAGGTGGTAAATCTTTTGATATAAACCCTACATCTAAAGAAGCAATTGAACAAAAGAATTTTGCAATATCAATAGAAAACGATAGAAAAAGAAGAGAAGATAAAAAGAGATCAATGAAAGAACGTACGTTTTTAGAAAAATTAGGTAAGTTAGGTTATACTGACAGAACACTCGATACTAACTTAGAAGACTTTGGTGCAATAGATCCACAAGGAATTACTATTGGAGGTTTAAAAGTTCCATCATCAATAAATGCATTATCAGAATTTACAGTTGATCCTGCAACAAAATCATTTGATATAGATTCAATAAGAGAATTAGCTTCAACCAAAACTACAATGGGTGGAAGTATGTCTAAAACAGATGCAAATACATTAGGGGACATAAGAGAAGATATTCAAATGAGAAGTAGAATACAAGACCCTAATGATAAAGTTACAGAATCAGATTTTCAAGAATATATGAATAGAAATAAAATAGAAGAGACAGGCGGTGAAGGAATACAAGATCCTTGTAAAGGACCTAACCCACCAGCATATTGTTTTACTGGATTGAGATCAGCATCAGCTGCAACACCAGAAGTAAAAGAAGAAGAAGATGAAATTATTAATTACAGATTAATGGCCGATGGTGGACGTGCAGGTGTTATGGACGGTGGACGAATGATGATGATGAATCAAGAAGAAGATGATCCCGTAGGTGGAATCATGGACCTTGAAACATCAAGACAGATGTACGGTCTAGGTAAATTAGTTAAAAAAATTACACGTGGTGTTAAAAAAATTGCTAAATCTCCAGTAGGTAAAGCTGCTTTATTATATGCAGGTGGTAGTTATTTAAGTGGAGCAAATAATTTTTTTGGTGGTTTAAAAGGAGCAGGTTTTTTAAAATCACCTGCCATAGGTTTTAAAAATTTTATGATGGGTAAACCATTAGGATTTAAAACAGCCGGAGATTCTGTAGCTAGATCTAAAGGATTTTTAGATATGATAGGCGGTAAATATGGAGCCGGTATATTAGGAACATCAGCACTATCATATTTCATGACACCTGAAGAAGAGGAAGAAAAAAAATTATATGCGGGAGCAGACATAGATGATCCAAGCTACATTATGAATAACCCTTCTCTATATACTAACAGAAGACTAGCCGCAGAAGGTGGATCTATGGATGAGCCGGTAGCTAAAAAGACTATGCCTCTATTAGACATGGATGGTCAAGAAATGGATTTAAGAGAAGAAGGTGGGTTTGTACCATTAGGTAGAATGGAAAGAGCAGATGACGTACCTGCAAGATTATCTAAGAATGAATTTGTGTTTACTGCAGATGCAGTTAGAAATGCAGGTGAGGGAGATGTAGACAAAGGCGCAGAAGTTATGTATAACATGATGAAGAACTTAGAATCCGGAGGTGACATATCTGAAGAATCTCAAGGATTAGAAGGTGCTAGAGAAATGTTTCAAACATCACAAAGATTAGAGGAAGTAATATAATGGCCATAACAGAACAAGTATCCAGACCAGCACCTTTTGTAGAAAAACTAGGAACTAATCTAGCAGAAAATGTATTAGCTCAACAAGGTGTACCTATTGTAACAGGTGGCTTAGGAAGTATATCACAAGGTGCAGCTGAATCAGCAGATG